GCGGCAAAGCGAAAGACCCATTCGTTCGTCACGTTATACGGTTCGTTAACGTTGGCCTTAAAGTCAGCCTCTCGTGCCATGCGAATAATGTCTTCTCTGTTCATGGATTCTTCTCCTGTATAGCACGTTCGAGCGCTCTACCAAAGTCCTCCACACTGCCAAACTTTTCTGAGTTGGTATCCCACAAGTGGTAAATCTCTTCTTTGGTCAAGCTAACCCATTCACGTTCGGTCGCCTTCATCTTGTACAGCAGTACAAGCGCTGCAACGGTCATCGGTGCAATAAAAAAGTAAAGTAAGTCGTTCATTATTTCTCCAGTGCTTTGATAACAAGGATTTGCATAACAGTTTCATTGATACTGCCGCCCTCAGGAACCACGTATGTCTCCACCGTGTAGTCCATGTGACCATGTTGGTTTTTAGCGCGTGTTGATACTTCCACGACGTGGCCGTTAGCTGCCTTGATGAACTTCAGTGCAACATTTGGTTGGTCTTCCGCCACTATGTCGTGGCGATACATCGGTGATGTGCTAATACCAAGACCGCCTGATGAATTAAGGCGCATCACCTCTTGAGGCGGCGTAACTTGTATCTGACCATGGGTCAGCCATTGAAAAAACTTTGTACGTAAGCTCATTTGTCCTCCAGTTTGAATTTGACCATCTCAGCAGTGATGATGCCGTTGACTTCAGACACATCCTTGGCCACATAGGTTGTAGCTACATCGCCTTGCCGTGTACCGATACGAACAACGAATCCATTAGCGGCTCTCTCAACTTCGATGTTCCCACGAAAGACAATCACGCTGTTGTACCCACCGACGGTGTATGGATAGTTCTCATTAAGCTTGGCTGTCACATTGTTACTGGTAGTCCATGGGATTTGCGTCGTTCCAATCTGTGCGTTAGCGGTACTCATACTTGTATCTCAATTAGTTTGTCCATGTAGTGACGGGCTTTGCGTAGGTCTTCGACACCGCCTTTGTCTTGCCAACGAGCGATGTACTTGATGACGTTGCCCCATAAGAACCCTTTGAATTGTTCAGGTGTCATCCATGCTTGCATGGCAGTCCATGGTTGTATATCTTTGTTGCGGTAGTGTTCGCCACCAACTTGCATATCATCTGCGCTCATCTTGTTTCTCCTTGGGTTTGGGTAAGTTAAATTGCTTTTCTCTTGTATGGTCAATCTTGCCTGTGTAAGGATTTAGACCAAACGCTTCCATGAACTTGGCTAAGCGTGTCTCGATCCGTGTCAGGCGGTCGAGGATGTTTGTTTCTTCGCTCATGCTTCAAATACTTTCTTCAGTTCTAAGTACACCGCTTTGGCTAGTCCAACGGACATACTGTTGACGATCTGCTCTGCATTGGGATTAGCGTTCAGACTCGGTGCGGCTTTAGGCGGTAGAGATACGACATTCACTACCTTAGCTACCTTCTTGACCTTGATCTTCTTAGGCTTATGCTTACGTGCTTCAACGGCCTTCTTCATCATCTCCCGGCGTTTCTCAATGGTAAACGTGGGATACACAGTTTGAGTTGCTGTGTAACGATACGAGCCTGATCCTTCGGACCGAGAGAGCAAGCCCTTTGACCACATCTGAAAGACGCGACCTGAGACTGGGCCATCATTATCTAAGTTAAGAGCGGTCTTAGCCTCTTGTACTGTGGACGCAGGGTTGGCCACGAACCAATAAAAGAGTTGCTCGGAGAAGCTTGGGTACTTAGGGGTTGTATCGACTTCATCTACGTCGTCGAAAGAGATTTGATTTGCTACTGCGGAAAGGGCTGATTTTAAGTCGGGCATAAATACTCCATGAATGAATGAGTGGTGAAAGAGAATTGTGGGGGCGAGCCCCACGTGTGTATATAGGGATGAACCCTTAAGGGTATGGGGTTTCGCGTCGCTCGATCGGCCTACGAACAAGCCACTTGTCACCAAGACGCATCACTGCGCGTACCCACTGGCGTTGGTTGTGTTGGTTGATATGATCGGGAACCATATCGTTGTTGTACAAGGCGCGCGCCCTCTGACGCAACTCAAATTTACTGAGGTGTTTCATGCTGTGATCCCTGATAGTCTTGCAGCAATAGCTGCTGCGGTTAATGTGTCCACGGGTGTGTCGTCGAGTATTTCTTTCTCACGAACCTTGCGCTCGACCTTACGCTCCACACGCTCGATGTATTCCCGTGGGATGTACATCTTAACGCCCGGCCATAGCTTGAGTGCCTCATTGAGTGACTTGCACTTGCCAAGGAACGCCATGATATCACCCTCGACTTTAGCCCAACGAGCCTTGATCTCTGCGTTAAGCTCGACACGATCAAGGTAGTTCAAGACATTTTGCACGCCTGCCATGTCTACGTTGGCTTCAAGGTAAGCCTTCTTGCAACTAATCTTAGGCTCATTCCAACGATCATTGTTAGGGCGATTGGTAACAGTCTGATTGCGAAAGTTGATGGAGTGAACAATCTTATTGCCAGCCTCATCGACGGGCACATGAACATTCAGCGTTGGGCTATTGCTTATGCTCAGCCAGTCTGAAGGTATCTGATCTTTGAGATGCAAGTGATTGCCCCACATGGCCTTGGTCAGAAACCCTGACGTATCCAATTCGATGGGCTTGCCGATCTCGGCGTTGTTGGTAACGATCTCAGCTTCTCTCATGCGCTTGATAACGCTAGAGACTTGACTTGAGAGTTCTTGTGTGATGTATACGGTAGCCATGTATTTCCTTTGATTGATTAAGTAAGAAACCCGCCGAAGCGGGTAGGGTTTAGTCGGTTTGTGATGCCTCGAGAAAGGTATCTACCGCTTCTTTTAGTTGGGTTCGTTGCTCTTGTTGCATGCCCGGCGCTAGCGCCTCACTGCATCGTTGCAATAGATAGTTGTAGCTATCGATTAAGCCTTTGAGGTCTTCATTCATACAGTTTCTTCCATAGTAAAGTGGATTGTGTCGCCGTAAGGCGCTTCCACATCACTAGAAATACACCATACGACAGGGTAGGCAGGGCTGTTACTCTCACTGAAACTGGTGTAACCATCTGTCAAACAGACGAATACCTCAGGCTCAATACCTTCCTTGGCAAGGAACTCGAAGCCGTATTCCATGTCCGTGCCACCGCCTGAGTAGAACTCTAACTGAAATTCGTCACCACGTTCAAACACTTTGTGCAAGCGAACACCTGTATCTACATACAGTAAGTGTACACGCTCGGGGTTGCACTGCTCCAGAATACGAGCCAAGTGACCTTGGTAGTACGACAACTCTTGCTGTGTAATAGAGCCGGACACATCGACTTGGATGACGACCTCGCCCATCTCTTGGACACGACCGACGCTAGGCAAGTAGTCCTTGAACCTACGATTGGGGCGAGCCCATGAATAGTCTCCACGAACATAGCTTGTCATGTAACGCTCGAGTACGTCGTACCATGGTGTGCCGGGATCGATCAACTCAGCGATGATCTTAGCCAATGCACCGGGCAACTTACCCTGAGCCTTAGCCGCTTGCGCTGCTTGGGCTATCTCGACACGGGTCTCAACGTCTAAGCGATCAGCTTCCTCCGAGGTGAGTGGTGAGCCACGCTCGATAATGTCATCACCTGTACCGCCGGGTCCGTCACCATCAGGATCATCAGGCAAGTCGTTGTAGATAGCATCGGTTGTTCTGTCCTTGGAGCCGGGCATGTCCACGCACCCTGCAATGGGATCACCGATGCCGGCATCCTTGAGCATGTCATTGATCCACGCATCGCCTGCAATGTTCCAACGCTTGGGGGTACGAGAGCCACGACGCAAGGCATGCTGACCCATGATGTGGCCAACCTCGTGAGCTAACACAAACACGATCTGATCTACAGTGAGGGTGTTGAACCATGTGGGGTTGATGTATATCTGACCACGCTGATCGACTGCTGCGGTCTTGATACTCTCGTCTTCGATGAGCTGACGCTTCATCAGCATGGATGCAAAGAAGGGATGTTGTGTCACGATGGACACTTTAGCTTTGTCTAAGGTTGTGATTGCCATGATTAGTCATTCCAGTTGTGTTGGTTGATACGGATGGGAGAGTCTTGGTTAAGCATGTTAGATACTTGCTTGGCGTTGAATACATCGGATGCACGACGAGCCTTGACGAATAGGTCACGCATCATCTGCACATACACTTTGTCGCTATGGAATCGAATGTGACCAGCATCACCGGCCAAAATAGCATCTATGTCTTGCTGTACTCTATCCTTAGACCGTTGTATCCATGTGTGATGGTCGTTGCCTGCCTGAGTTAGCATGTACGCTGCAAAGTCAGCTTTGATCAAAGCCGCTGCTTCCTCACGAGCCTCTTCGCTAGTGAACTGCACATGCAAGCCCCAGTAGTCACCACGGATATAGGGTAACTTGAACTGCATACACAATACCTTGGCAAGCCGAGCTGCATGGGATGACCATCCACCAGTGATATTGCCTGACTCAACTTGACGCTGAATAGACTTGCGCATCCTCGTTGTGACTTGCATTGGGTTGAAGTTAATGTCAGCCGTTACACCGACAGTCGTTAGCATCCTAGATGCCTGATATAGAGTTGGTCGCATCATTGTGTTCCTTAAAAGTTGTATGCTGATAAACGCTCAGTTGCTTCGTCTAGCTTTTTACGAGCCTCGACTCGGGCATTGGCTGAGCCCTTGATGATCTCCACGTTCTGTAGATAGTTACTGGCCAGTTGCTCGATCTCATTGATCTCTTGTACAAGCTCAGGTGATGGATCGATAGCCAACTTACGCGCCGTTGCACACCCCTCGAGCACATTCTCCATGAGTGAATTGTGGAAGCGTTCACCCTTGTTGCCCTGATACTCACCAAGTCTGCGGGTTAGATCAGCCAGTGGTTTGAGCATGCGGTTGATGGTGTCCTCACGAGCCACAGATGCAAGCTCTGCTTCGGCACGGTCGAACTCAGCCAAGTCCTCATCAGACAGATCGAACAGGAAGTGACGTTTGTCAGGCATGGGAGAGAACCGCAAGTCACTACCCACCGCATTGCGGAACTGCTCTGCCGTTGGATACTCTGCCTTGTTAGCTCTGCCCGATGCATGGCCACTGTTGCGGAACATCACATCGTCTTGCACGATTTGGTCATAGTCTTGATAGCACTGATTGGCCATCTTCTCCACCACGGCCACACGTTGCTTCATCTCTTGTGCATACTCAAAGTACAGCGTAGAGGGGAGCATCCTTGGACCTGCATCAATGTGGGGTATGGTGTTCTGCTTGTGATACGCATAGACCTCGTTGTGCTTCTTCATCAGCTTGTTGATGGGACTGTTGATATCACGAAACAACTTGTAGATTGCCGTCAGTGAGTTATCGTTGTACTGCGTTTGCAGTTGGTTGGTCAGCGCCTTGTCGCGCTTGGTGAGTGGTGCACGACGTTGCGTGAGCTTGACAAGAATTACCTTGTCGGAGAGTTTTGCGTGTTGCATAGTTACCTTTCATTGAGTTAGTAGGATGACTGCTTGTGCCCAGTCTTTGGCTTGTTGCACGCTAGAAAAGAACTTCTGTTGCTTGCTTTCGATGATGCGAGCCCGCCACCTTCCAGTCCAGTAAGGCTCGGGTTCTTCTTCAGTGGATGTAATCACAGGTGAAATAACCGCCATGCGTTGCGGTATCTTTTGCTCAGGGTCTTGCTTGTACAAGAGTGTGTGGAAATCTTCCGGCCTTTCCATCCATATGTATCTCACGATAGCCTCACAACAGCTATCAGGTAAGCCTTGGCTTCGTCTAAATTGTAGAACTTAACCGGTTCCACATTGTCATGGCAAGCCCAGTACACACCACCCGAGGTGTCTAGCACATGGGCGTACTGCCTTGTCTGTCTATGATCGAGCCTCCCATCAGGGGCCCGCCACGGCCCCATCAGGAAGTGTGTGCCCATACCGGGGTTGTAGTCCCATTTCACATGAGCACCTCTGCATTGGCAGTAGACCATTCGATAAACGCTCGTGTCGATGTAATCTTAGGCGTGAGCTTGATAGCATCTTTGATTGTCATAACACCGAACTCAGCAGGGAGCCTTGCGGTGTATGCCATGACGCGATCCACATTGTCCACCGTGGCCTTACGAGCAAGCGCACCTGTTATCGCATACCGCACCGCAGGGTCCGTAGGTACTTGAGCGTTCTTGGGATCGAGCAAGAGAGCATCGATGTTAGGCAGTTGCGAGTAGATACGACGAAAGCCCACATACTCAGCAGCAGCACCCTCACCGACTTCGCCAATGACATTCTCCAAGAACAGCGATGCGTCCAATGAATCAGGCACGAGACTGACACGCTCCCATGAACGAGGCGTTGGGTTAGCGAAGCGGTTGGCGTCAAAGTCAGAGATCAGGCCGGGTCTGAATCGCAAGAACTGAATCAGGTCAGTCTTCCATCCACTGTCTAGTGCATAGGCCGTCAGGTCATCGAGATTCTCTTGGAAGTCAAAACGACGAGTACGATTGGCCAGCTTGGATGTGATGCGATTAGCACCTGACTTGTCTTCGGTACGATTGCCAGTGGCAATGATGAACAGTACATCCTCAGGGGTCTGCTCGTTGGCTAGCATCAGATTACCGGCACGGCGGTCATACACTACACCGCACAATGCGTTCTGCATGGGGATTGGAGCATCGGACAACTCTTCCAAGATCAGACCAACGCGACCCTTGCGTAGCTTGTAGAACTCTTCGGGCGGAACCCACCGAGTGAACTCGCCAGTGTTGTTAGGTGTACCGAGCACATCCACAGGGTCACGCAATGAAGCCGTAAACTCCACGACAGTATCGAGGCCAAGTTCGGCCATGATCTCACGAGCACAAGCTGACTTGCCACCGCCCGGAGCACCGAGGATGAATGGCACGATCTTGTGACCCTGAGGGGCTTTGAACTGCTCGACGACAGACTTCTTGATGTTTGAATAACGCATAATGAACCTTTAAGTAAGTGAGTGGTGATTAATTCGGTCGCCATACTAACAAGTCCAAAGCTAGCACGACCAACGCTAGCAAGAACACAATCCTCTCAAATTTAACCCATGGCATAAGTTGCATACCTCCGCATTGATCTAACGAATGAATCCCTTGTAGGTTCGTTGATGTGAGTAAGTTTGACCTCGACGCCATTAGCCTCCATGGTGCGAATAAATAAGCCCATGTCGCAGTCCTCTTCGAGATACGCTTTGCCTCCATTGATGTATGAGTAAGAGCTGATCTTTTCCCCGATGCCCAGTAGTATCAGTTCGTCTACGCCTACCTCTAGCCATCCATGGCCGGGATCAGTGTGGTATGTGTAGTAGATTGTTGTTGGTTCAGTCATATCATCCTTTTGCTTAGTTCTTTGAGAAAGCGATCGCCATAGGTTTTGTATAGCGTCACGAGTGTGTAGACATGGAAGTAACTCCGACCAAAGTCTGTCGTGGATATCTTGGTGCACTGAGCTAAATAGTCAGTCAGTTCAATGTCATTCTTGGTCATCTTCTTCCTCCACTTCAAAGTTGATAGTACGTAGCCCTTCAAAGTTTTCCACGACCTCATACTCAACTCCGTTGTCGTCTAAGATGTTGTACAGTTCAGTTGGTGTCATTTGAAATCCTCCAGTTGGTTTGACAAGGCCATGAATCTAGTCATGTCACTGTCTCGGCCTTCTATGATTAATTTCATAATGGCCATGCGCATCTCTTTCTCACGAGTTAGATTGTTCAATGCTTTGTAGTGCATCTCGTTGTGTGTAGTCAGGTTGTCGTACTGCCTCCATGCATTACATACAGGGCATCCGTCTTCGTGTTCGGGGCAACGCTCGCCCCAATGTCCGGTGATCGCTTCTTCTACTAAGTTCATGTTGTCCTCTTGGGGTTAAGTTGCATTAGCATGGATGGATCACTTATGTATGTCGGCGCTGACTTGTTGATCGGCTGACACATGGATGATTTGCGCTTGAGTTCCTTTTGGGCGATCTTCTCGCCACATTGCATACAGGTCGGGCGTTTGTGTTTTGCACGATGGGGTTCTACTCGTACTGCATAGCAACAGGTGCAGATTGGTATGTGTTCATCCACGGTAGTCCTCCAAGTTTTCGATTGCACATAGAACAACACCGCCTAGGCAGAACCCAGCGAATAACAGGGATGCTTGTTGGTAGTAAGGGATATCAGGACTGTATCCAATGGCGAGGGAAGCGCACATGGCCAAGGTAAAGCCGATTGAGTATAGGACAGGTTTCATGGTGTCTCCAGAGAAAGTGAGTGGTGATGGGGGGCGAGCAGTTTCGTGTCATGCTCAGGACGTTGTGGTTCGAAAGGCTGACTTGTGGATTAAGGGCTCGCCAAGCCCACCTACGTATGCACTCTGTGTGCATACCCCGTCCCTCGGATTTGGATTAATACTAGGGGATTACCCTAACGATTTAGACAGATCGCTGATTTAGCATCGCATAGTAGGCATGGATTGATGCATCGATCTCATCCATTGTGCGAGCTTCGATGAAGCCGGGGATATCGTCCAGTGTGAATTCTTGTATGTCATCTGCACATGTGTATGTGGGTTCGATGATCGCTAAGCCCATGAGATCAGAGTTGGATGGTGTGCGCATGATAGCTCCAAAGTTGATTAAGACAGTTTTTGGGGTCGATTAATCCAAAATTTAGGGGGCTTGGATTAATTGATTTTCGCGTGTGTATGCCTCGGAGCCCGCATGGATACTGGCTTGTGAGGGAGGCATAGGGTTTACCCTGCTCGAATAATCCAAACGGATTTGGACGAGAGGGAATTTATGGGAGGTATTGAGAATTGGCGTTTTCGCATATGGCATAGAATCCACACGCCAAAACATTCCTGACCCTCTTATTTCTTGGATAATTGGATAAATGGATTATTCGCTGGCCTAACTTATTGATTTCATTGAAGATTCAATTAAGCCAACGATTAATCCAACTCATACCCTTGGATTAATGGATAAATAGGTAGGGTAAACCCTAGGTTTGGATTAATACTAGGTGAAAACCCTAACGATTCAGCCAAACAGTGTGTGTTGCCAGTCTGCGTTCTCTGCGCATAGTTGACGTTGGCTAAATGGCATAGGCTCACGAGCAAACTTGGCCGAGTTAGACCACTTGGCATTGCATGAGCGATATGGTTCAGGTGGCAAGCCACCTTGTAGTTTGCGACCAACATCGCCCTCGACACGTTTAGGCATCGGGGCGATATGGATTCCCTTGGGTAGAGAGTGAACTTTAGACATTAGTCATTGATTGTGGAAGGCTGAGCACCACGAGAGATGCGATCAACGATGCCGAACACGTAAGCCTTGCGACCTTTCAATTCCTTGCCCTTGGCGGCCACTGCGCTAGAGACTGCGTTGCACAAGCCCATGAGAGCCTCTTTGGAAACCGAGCCAGTAGCAGGCACGAGACCGGCCACAAAAGGCAAGGCAGACTTAGGCACGAGGCCGCATGAGAGAATGTCGTTAACGACTGGGCGGAATTGGCCATTGGCGAGCCAGTTGGCGTACATCATTTGACCGAACTCTTGGCGAGCTTCACGGCCTGCGAAGGCCACTGCGAGCGCCAAGGAACCGGTGTTGCCCTTTTTGTCGATGACAATAGAACGTGTACCTTCAATGATAGCGACTGCATTTGACATGATTTGTCCTTTGAATAAATAAGTAGGTTTCAAGTAATACACTACACCATGTAATGCACTACTCAAAACCACCCCGTCTGTTTGCTAGACTCGAGGGTGATTTCAACGATGGGTTTCTTCGATAATGAATGACAAACCGAGGTCATCGATACTCGATGACACAGAGTGACAAGCCCACAAAAACGCTAGCGCATACAGAGTCCGGCTCACGCACGACGATGTTATCTATTCGTGCCTTGCTTATGCGTACCTAGATTAAATTTTTAATGATCGAACATCCCACATTGTGACTTTGCGTTGATGCACACTTGGGTTCGATGCATTCGGGAAAACCCTACAAACAAGAACCGCGAAGTACGCGACACTAGGAAACAATGCTACTTTTTAAAGATCGGGAGGCGAGGGATACGATGCCCTACATAGTAGGCAAGACTGCTACCCCGCCATGGGACCAAGGGGCCAAGCCCACCCCCCCTCTCCCTACGACCGGCTCTCACAGCAAGCGAAGAAAATAGGACATACACACGTACCCCGCCCCTTACGCGCACCTTACACGCCAAAAAAATAAAAAAAGCGCTTGCATACCACATACACACGTGCTACATTGCCCAAATGAGACGAAGAAACCTATACATCCCCGACCCCCTCATGGACAGAGTGCAGAAACTGGCCAAGCGCAAGAACGTCCACATGGCAGATATCATCCGTACCGCGATGGAAAAGTATTTAGACGCCGTAGACCGCGCAGAAGCCAAGGCAAAGGAGGACGCAGATCATGCTAAACGTTGAAGTTGACGACAGCCCACTGGAATATGGGGTAAAAACCACGTCGTTCCCGCAGGTTTCCGAAGAGATGCTGCATTCGCTGGCGCTAGGTATGGAAGACGAGCTGATCATCATTGGCCGCCACGGTGTTGCTGTGGAGCAGTTCCGTGAATTAGAGAAACAGCCATGGTTTATCAGCCGAATCATGCAATTGCGCTCGGAATTTGAGAAAAACGGCGTTACATTCAAGGCAAAAGCTGGCTGGATGGCCGGAGAACTGCTAGAAAAAACGTATTTGCTGGCTGCAAGCAAAGATGCAAGCTTCTCACAGGTACACGATGCGCTGAAAACGCTCATAAAAGTGGCAGGATTAGAGCCAAAAGAGGAGAAACAGGCCAATTCAGGGCCCGGTTTTAGCATTTCTATCGACCTTGGAGAGCGTTCTGTGAACATCACAAACGATCAAAACATCATCAATTCGCCTACAAAATTCATATCTAATGAGTAAATACAAGCCAACCGACACCCAGCGGGAGTTTATGCTGGATGAAAATTACGTCAGGGTCTTAGCCGGCCCAGTTGGAGGTGGCAAATCTGTGACCTGTGTGCACGAACTGGTAAGACTGGCATGCGGGCAAGCGCCTAATGCCAAGGGTATACGTAAGACCAGAGCGGTGATCGTGCGTAACACGGCGGACCAGCTGGCGCTGACGACACGTAAGACGGTGTTTGACTGGCTGCCACCGGGTGAGGCTGGGATTTGGAAAGCGGTGGAGAAGACGTTTATCCTCAAAGCCAAGCTGCCAGATAACACGGAGGTTGAGTCGGAATGGCTGTTCATTGCGCTGGATACGCCGGACGACGTTCGGAAAGCGCTGTCACTAGAGACCACGTTTATCTGGGGTAATGAATCACGCGAGCTCAATTCTGAGGTTGTCGATGGCCTCTTGGGTCGTTTGAACCGGTATCCATCGATGAAGGACGGTGGGCCGACCAGATCGTGCGCTCTGTTTGATACAAACATGCCGGATGAAGATACGTGGTGGCATAACAAAATGGAGGAGCCGCCTAGCAACTGGTCAATCTATAAACAGCCAGCAGCGATCCTGAAACCAGCCAAGTACACCGAGCGGTTTGGTGAGGAGCCAGAAGAGATTTTGCTGGACAAGGACGGTGAAGAATGGTGTGTGAATCCTAAAGCGGATAACTACGATCACCTGCCAAAACAATACTACCCCAACTTGATTCCGGGTAAGACCGAGGACTGGTTGAGGGTGTATCTGAGGTCTGAGTATGGCCGCTCGCTCTCGGGAACACCTGTGTACGAGAAGACTTTTACGTATGACTTCCATGTGGCAGACGATCCGATCAAGTACATCAGGGGTGAGAACTATCCGATCATCATTGGGATTGACTTCGGAAGAACGCCTGCGGCTGTGTTCAAGCAGCGGGACCCTCGGGGGCGGGTGATGACTTTGGGAGAGATCACTGCGGAGAACATGGGCATCGAGACGTTTTTAAACGTGAGGCTCAATCCGTTCATAGCTAACAACTTTGCTGGGGCGACGTTTTTGTGTGCGCCGGACCCGGCCGGGTTTGCCAAGCAGCAGCTTAATGAACTATCGCTAGTGGACGTTTTGAAAAATGCTGGATTTAAATGTGTGCGCCCCCCTAGCAACAATCCAGAAATTAGGATACAGTCCGTCGAACGGTTGCTCAATCAGCAGCTGGAAGGTAAAGCGATGTACTTAATTGACCGCTCCTGCGAGATGCTCATCAAAGGCTTTCGATACGGATATCGGTACAAAATTAAGAAGAACGGCGAGTTAGAAGATAGGCCAGACAAGAACGAGTTCTCTCACGTCCATGACGCCAATCAGTACGCCGACTCGGTAGTCGATATGAACATCCGAGGTCTAGCATTGCAGCGCGGTAAGCGCGAAATCAAAAAAGTAAGTTACACTTATTAAAACGAGATGGGCCCCGCATGAACCAGAACTTAGGCATCAGTATGGGCGGCATCCTTCCGGCAATGTCGGCAGCGGGTGTTGCAGAGCAGCAGCGTAAAGCATCAGAGCTTGCGCAGGCGCAGCCGCTGATTACATCTATTGCATCTTATGTCCGCAACTGCTGGACTGAAGCTAGAACAGCAAAAGAGCAAACGGTTGAGCCAAAGATGTTCAAGGCCGTGCGTGCACGCCGCGGAGAATACGACCCTGACGTTCTAACGATGATTCGCCAAAATGGCGGCTCAGAAATTTACATGATGCTCACGTCTAACAAATGTCGCGCTGCGGCAAGTTGGTTGCGTGATGTGTTATTGGGACAAGGTGCTGACAAACCTTGGACTATCAGGCCAACGCCTACACCCACACTGTCACCTGATATTATGGAAGAGATGCGTCTGCATGCTATACAGCAGATGGCTCAGGTGATTGAAGCTACAGGTCAACAGCTTCCCCCTACGCAGTTGCGTAAGTTCCTCAATGAGTTGCGTGAAGAGTACATGCACAACGTGATGGAAGAGGCGAAGTTCAAAGTCAAGCAGATGGAACACAAAATGGAGGACCAGCTCATTGAGGGCGGGTTCATCACGGCGTTTGATGCATTTATTGACGACATCACAACATTCCCATGTGCATTCTTAAAGGGCCCAATCGTTCGTCGCAAGCCGAGAATGAAATGGAACCCAGATGTACAGGCAGGCTATCAGCTTGAGATTGTGGATGACCTAGTGCTCGAGTGGGAGCGCGTTGACCCATTTATGATTTATCCGTCCCCTGCATCGACAGGGATTAATGATGGTTATCTGATTGAGCGGCACAAGCTGCGTCAGACTGACCTTGAAGAAATGATCGGAGTAGAAGGATATGATGACGAAGCTATTAGACAAGTTATCGAAGCTTATGGCCGCGGTGGTCTCCAAGAGTGGCTCATTGTTGACTCGACTAAAGCGCAAGCCGAAGGAAGATCAACCACCGCAGTAATGCAAAACAGCGAGCATTTGATCGACGCAATCCAATTCTGGGGTATGGTGTCTGGTCAGATGTTACGCGACTGGGGTTTGACAGACGAAGAAGTGCCTGACATTACCAAGCAGTACCCTTGTGAAGCGTGGCTCATTGGCTCATACGTTATCAAGGCATCGCTGAACTATCACCCGCTGGGTCAGAAGCCTTACTACAAAGCATCGTACGAAGGCGTTCCCGGCACGTTCTGGGGTAACAGCACGTATGACCTGATCAAGGACTGCCAAGACATGTGTAACAGCGCTACACGCGCTTTAGCTAACAACATGGGCATTGCCTCTGGTCCTCAGGTGTGGGTTAACGTAGACCGCGTACCACAGGGCGAAGACATTACACAGATGTACCCTTGGAAGATTCATCAAGTCACGACAGACCCAATGGGTTCGTCGGCTGCGCCAATTGGCTTCTTCCAGCCAAACTCAAATGCACAAGAGCTCATGGCCGTGTATGAGAAGTTCTCCATTTTGGCTGACGAGTATTCAGGCATTCCACGCTACATGACAGGCTCAAGCCCCACAGGTGGCGCAGGCCGTACGGCTTCTGGTATGTCCATGCTGATGGGCAATGCGAACAAGTCCATGAAGCAGGTTGTTGCCAACATTGACAACAGCGTGATGACTCCGCTGCTGGAGCGCTTGTATTTCTACAACATGAAGTACAGCGAAGACAACGAACTCAAAGGCGACGTGGCTATTGTGGCTCGCGGCTCAAACAGCATCGTGGCTAAAGAGACTGCACAGGTTCGTCGTAACGAATTCTTGCAGGCAACGGCAAATCCGATCGATATGCAGATTATGGGTATCGATGGCCGCGCTACTCTGTTACGCGAGACTGCAAAGCAGTTGGACGTAAACCCCGACGACGTTGTGCCCCCACGCGAGAAGTTGCGCGTAGCACAGCAGATTGCACAAATGATGCAAGCCGGCCAGCCTCCACAACCAATGCCCGGACCGGGAGCTCCTGCGGGAAGCCCAGTTCAAAACCAGCAGATGTTGAGTAATGGCGCACCAATTACAGATAATTTTTAAATTCTCTTGACACCGGGGTAAACCCCATGATACAAACCACACAGTAAAAGGACTGACCATGAACTATTCTGGCAAATCTAAAATGATGAAGCGCTATAAAGAGGGCGGCCCCGTTGAGGGCGATTTTATTGAGGCAGGTTCTGGCCCATCGGAAGATTCTTCTCCTATGGAGGCTTCTGAATCAAAAGCTGAAGAGCCTTCTAAACCAGAATACAAGTCCTTTAAAGAAGCTTTTGCTGCTGAGCGTAAGGCCGGCAACAAGACTTTTGAGTACATGGGCAAGAAATACACAACCGACATGGCTGCTCGTACAGCGGCCCGTGATACTGGTAGCGACGTGGCCCGCAAGGCAGCTAGTTATCCAAAACCCGGACTGCGTGCAGAAACAAACCGCGACCGCGCTGAAAGATATGTTGCCAAACGCGCTGCTGCTCGTGCAGAAGCTGCGGCTAATCCCCCACGCGGCCGTGGCGGTGTGATGTTGGCCGATGGCGGAGTTGTTAAACGCGCCTCTGTGAAGTCCCACGGTAAAGCATGCTAATTAAGCCCGACGCCCGTCAATTTCAGGCGTTGGCAAGACTTTCTAAGTCAGACGATGGAGAGGTTTTCATGAAGTTACTTGAGACCGAACTCGAAAAGCTGACAAACAATTTGCTGGATACGTCCGGCGAAACCACCCCTAGAGTCCAAGGGATGGCGCGAGAGTGTAAAGACATTCTCACGTTGCTTCAGGTATCCCCTGAGCTGGCAGAAAAGACACGGTAAGCCTAAGGGGGAAGCCCCCGGCAAGTCGTTTTGTAAAAACACGCCCAAGTTCTGTGGTGGAACCGGCATAAGGAGTATTTATGGCATTGCCAAAACAGGTACAAGCTCAAGCACACGTTGCGGAAGAGTACGACAAGCAGGTTGCCGCAGCCCAATTAGCTGCTGAACCCAAGCCCGAAGACGAACCGCAACCGAACAGTGAGCCGGAACCTACGACGCAAAGTCAGGAACCAGTCTCCGTTGAGACACCGAAACCTACTGAAGAAGACGCGACATGGAAGCAACGCTACCTATCACTTCAAGGTCAGTACAACAGCCAAGTGCCAACCCTGCAACAGCAAGTGAGGCAACTGACGGATTCGATGGATCAATTACAGGCAAAACTCAAGGAACAGAAGGCCGAGCCGCAACCTGAACCTGAGCCAAGCCAACTGGTTACAAACAAAGACGTGGAAGCATTTGGTGAGGACTTGGTAGACCTAGCCCGCCGTATTGCCAAAGAAGAATTTGGCAGACGCGAGTCAAAGTACATCAAGCAAATCGAGG